AAAAATGGATGTGCTTCATTTGGGGTTCGGATATTTTAGGCGGTTGGCATACATGGATCAGGATCAGATTTTCGAAGGAATGCTGAAAGCCTGTGATGGTGACTATGAGATTTTCGAAGAAGAAATTAGCAAGCTGCTTAAGGGCGAAAATTTTTCAGCAATTTCAGGCGGGAGGGTGATACATGGCAAAGTTTGAAGATTTAAAAGGGCAAAAGTTTGGATATTGGACTGTTGTAGAGAGAGCAGAGAATCATCCGGCTACAAGAAGTGCACAGTGGCTTTGCGAATGTGAATGTGGAACAAAGAAGATCATTCGAGCTTCCGCCTTGAAAAGTGGAAAAAGCAAATCGTGTGGTTGCCATAAGAATGACTACAACAAAATCCATGGAGGAAAAGGAACTCGTCTGTATGAGTGCTGGCGTCATATGAGATACCGGTGTGATAACAAAAATAATCAAGCTTACGAGATGTACGGTGCCAGAGGAATAAAGGTTTGCGATGAGTGGCAGGAATTTGGAGCATTTAGAGATTGGGCACTTGAAAATGGGTATTTAGATAATCTGACTTTGGACAGAATTGACGTGAACGGAAATTATGAGCCATCAAACTGCAGATGGGCGGATGCGGTTACTCAAATGAATAATCGAAGAAGTACCCCACATTACACAGTGGATGGGAGAAGTTTAACTATTTCGCAATGGTCCAGAGAAACTGGCATACCAAGAAGCACAATACTTAATCGTCTGAAAAGAGGAATGAGTTTTGAAGCCGCAATAGAGAAAGGAGATTACAAATGTCAGAACAGTTAAAACAGGAACTTGAAGCTGATACTGACCGTTTAGAGGCGGAAACGGTTGCAGACAGTGAAACAATAGGGGAACAGGAAGAGAAACCGACAGAGGGCAAATTAGAGGCCCAGGAAGACGATGAATCAAAGGAAGAGGATACAGTTCCAATGGAAAAAGCCTCTCTTGCTGATATTGTTTCCGGGATTCCGGCTCCGACAAAAGAAGAAGTTGAAGCGGCAGAAGCTGAAAATGCAAAGCCGGTAAAGCAGAAAGCCAGAGAAAAACTGGAAGCAGAAAAGAAAAAAGCAACTCAGAAGAACTTTGCGGATCCGGTCATTACTTACCTGATGAAAAGATGCGAAGAGGATCAGGGACTTGCTGAAGATGTGATGCAGGAGGGAAAGACCTGGAACAAGTGCTTTAGCTATATTGTTGAACAGGCTAGAAAGCAGTCGAATGGTAGATCCGCGGCAGTTGAAGACCAGATTGTATATGAATGGGCTGAGGATTATTACCACAAATATGAAAAACCGGAAACTGCCAAAAAGGAAAAAGGCAAAAAGCCTGCGACAACAAAGAAGACCGAAGTGCCAACTGAAAAGACAACCGAAAAAGTCAATCCATCAACTGAAAAGAGACCGGAAAATGAGACAAAATTACAAGAACCAAAAGGTAATACTCAGGTTTCTGAAAAGCCAGTGAAAAAAGATGCTGCTTCCAAGCAGCGGAAAACTGAAAAATCCAGTACAAAAAGCAGCGGCTTGAGCGGCCAGATGTCATTGTTTGATCTTCTGTAGGAGGCTGTCGCATGGAAAAGAGAAAATTAGCAAAGATTCCGAGTGAGGAAGCCTCTGACGAAATGGTTAGATTTTCAGACAGAGCAACAGGCACTCACATCATTACGACCAGAGAGATAGAAAAAGATCTTCTGATGCTGAACTTCTACCCGATAAAGGACCTGAAAAAAGGAAAAAAGGAAGCTCAGATACGAACATTTTTCTCAAAGAACGATTACATAACTCAAGACCTGACCACTGAAAAGGTGAAATGGTTGACTGCAGCTTTTGACCGGATGGATTGTATTAGCCTGTATGAATATCATTGGGATAGAGAGACAGGAAACAGATATACCCCAAACATGTTCTTCTGGACGGATTCAGATATCGACAGAATGCGTAAATTCTTCAAGGAATGGAGTACAGAAAAAGATAATAAAGACTGGACAGCGGTGACACGTTTTCAGGATATGGTTAAACAGCGGCGGCTAGATGAAAAACATGCCAAGGAGACGAACCCTATTGATGCAGTCATGGAAACAGTCAAAGAAATTCCGGAAGATTTCAAGAAATGGGTGTCAGAAAAGGCGATGTCATTTAGCCGATACCTTATCTATTCTGCGAGATCGAAGAATGAAGCTCTTGCGCACTGCACATATTGCAATGGAACCACACTGATAGACAGAACGAAAATTCGATTGAGAAATAATGAAAAAGGGATATGTCCTCTTTGCGGGAGCCCGGTCACTATCAAGGCCAGAGGCAGGATGCCGATGCATATATGGGACGAAAGGATAGTTTCATTCATTGAGCCAAGAGAAGAGGGATTCCTGTGGCGGTATTTTACGGCGCATAGAGAAGTAAAGCCGGATGGAAAGACAAATGATGGATTATTCGAGATTGTAAGGACATTTTACAAATTTGCACCGAACGGAACGCCATGCACCAGCAGTTATGAATACAGAGAGTATAAACAGACTGGTATTGTACGGTGGTGTACAGATGAAGGATACAGAGCAAGTTCATACTGCACCTTATATCCCGGCAACCTGCCGGAAGCATGGAAAGATACTCCGATGAGATACTCGGCACTGGAAATTTTGGCGGAGAATAGACCGAGTGAACAGATACATTATGCAAAGGCAATCAACAGATACAGGGAGTTTCCGCAGCTTGAATGGTTTATAAAAATGGGTTTGTATAAATTGGCCGCACATCTCATCAATGAGTTTCACGATGGTGCCTTTGGATATGAAAGCCGGAATGGAATTAGAGGGCTTAGAAAAAGTGGAAAAACAATATTTGAAATTCTTGGTCTTACGAAGGAAAACACACGAATACTGCAGTCTATTGATGGAAACATTGATGAACTGAGATTATTGCAGGAAGCGCAAGGCTCCGGTTACAACCTGAAAGCGGAAGAACTGGAACGGTTCTATAAACTTTTCGGATGCAACACGACACTGATCCGAAAGGAAAACAGAATGTCAACCATCCATAAGATCTGCAGGTATATTGAACGCGAAGGAGCTGATTATCGCGTAGGAGAGCGTGGCCAATGCTGGCGATATTCCTATATGCAGCATACGGAAAGACCGGATATCAGGGAAGAACGTCTGCAGAATTGTGCTAAGGACTGGTTTGATTATCTGACCTGGTGCAAAGAACTAAAATATGATCTCACCAATATGTTCTTCTATTTTCCGAAGAATTTCAAGAAAGTACATGATCGGACAGCTGCGGAATATCAGGCATTGCAGGATAAGAAAGCAGCGGAAAAGAAACACCGGGAAGAAGAACGAATAAAACGGGAAGCCGAGGCTATGAAAAAAATTCTGGAGGAAATGCTCAAAGAGAATGCTGGCATAGATAACGCTTTCCTGATAAAAGGAAAAGGATTGATATTGAGAGTGCCAAGAGATACACAGGAAATCAAGAATGAAGGAGCTGCCCTTCACCATTGTGTTGGAACTTACGTTGACCGAGTGGCCAAAGGGCAGACACACATCTTCTTTGTGCGCAGAGTGGAAGAACCTGATACACCATATTTCACAATGGAATATAACAATGGTCGCGTGATCCAGTGCAGGGGAAATCACAACTGTGGGATGCCGGCATCGGTAAAAGCTTTTGTAGCTGCATTTGAGAAGCTGATGAAAGAACGAGAAGAAAAGATGGAAAGGAAGTGCGGATAATGGCGAAGCAGAGCATCAGAAGTATTCGAAAAGGAAGCGTTCAGTGGAACGAAGAAGACCGATTGCAGATGGTTTCCATGCTGGCAAAAGCAGGATATGCAGTCCAGATTGTCAGAAAAGAAGTTCCCGGAGGCGAAAACAGAAAATCAGCTCAGTACGAATACGTGATCGAGTATGGAGAGAAGGTGGAGTGATGAAATTCATAGCACGAAAACCAGTTGTAAGAACGGAAGTTTACCGGAAATACGGATTCACATATGTGGAGCATAAGCCTTGTTATTGTCCTAGATGTAATCATGTGTTGAATGCGGGGCCGAACTTTCAACCGAAATATTGTAGCGAGTGTGGACAGAAGATTGACTTCTCCGAAGTGAAGTGGGAAGAAGAAAAAATCCTTGAACATGCAGGAAGGAGGCTGGCCAATGAATAAGAGCGGTATCGAATGGTGCGATCATACATGGAATCCAATTACCGGTTGTCGGCATGGCTGTTCTTACTGCTACGCTGACAAGATGTCACTCCGTTTTTGTGGAAATATGAAAAGAAATATGGTCCAGACAGACCAATATCGAATGGAGGGAGATCTGTTTGTCCTGGATAAACCGTTCATGAATGAGGATGGAAAGCCTGTCATATATCCATTTGGGTTTGAACCGACATTACATATATACAGATATGACACACTGGACAAGCTGAAACAGGGGCAAAATATATTTGTTGGAGCAATGGCAGACATATTTGGAGAGTGGATTCCTGACAGTTGGATAGAGGATGTCCTTTACGCTTGTGCAAAACATCCTCAGCACAATTACCTGTTTCTCACAAAGAATCCGAAAAGGTACACCCAGTACGGTGTGCCTTCTGGGAAAGGGAATATGTGGTACGGAACAACTGTGACGAATAGTGAGGACATGGAACGGATATACCAGCTTCCAAACCTGTTAAACACTTTCGCCAGTATAGAGCCATTGCTCGAAGATATAGATGAAAACATTTCCGCACTGAAATATTTGAACTGGATAATCATCGGTGCCGAGACAGGACACAGGAAAGAGAAAGTGATTCCTGAATTCGAATGGATCAAGAGAATCGTTGTAGAAGCTGATTACAACGGGATACCGGTATTTATGAAAGACAGTCTGATTCCGATTGTTGGTGAGAAGAATATGCGCAGGGATTATCCGAAGGAGCTGCAGATTCGTAAAAGGAGCGAGAAAGTCAATAAAAAACTCAGCGGCAGCTGTATGTTGTGCGGAAAGACAGAAGATAAAAACAAGATGGTTACCTTGACAGCAAGAGCGGTCAGGGGCGGCAAGGCGACATCGTTTGGCCATATGTGTCATTCCTGCTTTGCGAAATGGCTGACTAGTCACAATATACCGGTGCCGGACCTGGAAAATAAAAAGGAGATTGAAGATGGCAAAGAGAAGCTGTAGAAGAACAACTGATGAAAACCTTATTCATAAAAAAGCTGTGGAAATGAGAAAGAAGACAGACGAACAGCTTGTGCATTATGTGGAAGATCGTGTGGAAAAAGCACGAAGCGAGGGCTTTAATTGTGGAAAAGCCAGTATCTCAAAAACCGGAGAGGGAGCAAAGGAGTTTATCGCATTCCTTCAGCTGAATAAGATTCCGGGAATTGGAGCAGTAACAATAAACAAACTCATAAAGGTAGCGGAAGAAAATGGATACTTATAAGCGTTCAATAAGAGGTCTGCAGAGCAGATCTAACGGAGAACATTTTGAGGGAATGATACTTGCGGCATCCAGATTCTATGAAGAAAGAGGAATTGCAGCAGTTGATAAAACTCCGGAAGCATTTAAGGTACTGAAAGCAATGGACAGGAACAGAGGGCAGTTCATCTGCTGTTTCACTAAACAGGCTCAGCCTGATTTCAAAGGAATTCTCATGGATTCAACCATGATCTTGTTCGATGCAAAGCATACGGATAAAGATAAGATTAGCAGGGACGTAGTAACCGCTGAACAGCAGGCGTGCTTTGAAAGGTATATGAAGCTTGGAGCAATGTGTTTTTTGGTTGTATCTCTGGAATTTAAAGAATTCTACCGGGTTCCGTGGGTGGTGTTCCGGGACATGAAGAAGATTTACGGACACAAGTACATGAACCGGGAGGAACTGGAACCTTACAGAATCAAATATTCAAACGGAGTGGTGAAGTACCTCGATGGTATTGTCCTCCGGGAAAGGAATGAAGATGAAAGTACAGAAGTATGAGATTGCCAGAGTTATTGACAAATTAAAAAGTATTGTGCAGAAGAATGACCAGTTTCCGGCTCTGGGAGGAATTCTGGTAAAGGACGGGTATTTAATCGCCTCCAACTCCGAGATTACAATGAAGGTCAAATTAGAGGCCTCAGAAGGCAGTTATTTTATTATTCCAATGAAAGCCTTTGACCTGATCAAAAATCTTCCAGATGGAGAAATCGACATCAGCGCAACCGACAAGAATGTGGTTATGATCAAGATAGGAGCTATTAAAAACAAATACCAGAGTTATCCTCCGGAAGAATTTAATTTTGATATTACAGAGGATCCGGAAGCGGATGGCGTGGAATTGAACGGCAAAAAGATCATGGAGGCTATAGGTCATGTTATTTATGCAGCAGCTGACGGCGGTGCGAATACACAGATGACCGGAATTTATTTCGAGGGTACAGACAGCGGAGTTTCCCTTGCCGCACTGGACGGGCATGTGGTTGCAGTAGATTCTGTTAAAGCAGAAGGTGCAAAGGACATGAAACTGATCGTACCGAAGACGACTGCCAAGAAGCTGATTTCCATGGGCGTAATCGATGATGTGACACTTACATACACCAAAAACAGTGCGGTATTCAAGTCTGCTGAATATACCATTTACACAAGACTGATTGAAGGAAAATACTTTGCTTATCAGAAAATGTTTACCGAAGGCGAGATTAATACATGTGCATCAAGAACTGCATTGATCGGCGCAATGACCAGGGCAAAGATGTGTACGGAAGAAAAGCAGCCGGCAGTGTTCCAGATAGAAGACGATGTGCTGAATATCAGTATCCGGGATAAGCTGGCAGACTATCAGGAACAGGTACCGCTCCAGGAAACCGTATGCAAATCCATACGGTTGGGATTCGATTCAAGACTGGTCCTGGAAACATTGAAAGCCTTCACCTGTGACAATATTGCACTGGGCTTCACCAGCCCACGAACACCGATGATTGTGGAAGCAGAGGACAGCGACATGAAAGCCATGGTGCTTCCGGTTGCGATAAGGGAGGCATAAACATGATTGAGATCATATCAGTAAAAGATATCAAAGACGCAACACCAGAGGAACTTGCAAATCTTCGCCGGAAGGGACTTCTTCCGGCAGAAGAAACCAGAAGAATATCTGGGAGACCTCTCAGCCCGTATGAACGAACCAGAGCACAGGTGGCTGCTACTGGAAACAGATGGGCGATGGAAAACTTTATTGCCACGCACAGCTGAAAGGGGATGAAATAAATGAATTTGTATAGATATTATCAGCATGATGGATTTCGATGCGAAACTATAGTCGGAATTGTTAAAGCAAAAGACATGCAAGAGGCTGAAAAAATCGTAAAAAACCATTACGAAAAAGCATATCGAGGAGAATTCCAGCGCGATGGTTGGAAGCTGGAAGAAGTTGAGTTTTCCGATGATGGATGCAGCGAAATTTATTACGGGTGATTAATATGGCGAAGGCGTTATATAACTTATGCAAAAGGAATGGGACAGTGATGGAGTACTCCATCACTGGATCCGAAGTAGCTGAATTGATTAGCTGCAAAAAGCAGGATGTTTATAATTCTGCGAGCTACGGTCAGATGATCCGGAAAGAATTTTACGTTGAAGTTGTAGACCGGCCACTGAGCCGAACGAAAGATCTTACATTACTTTTGGAATATGACCGGGTTTGTAGAGAAATTCTTGAGAGGTGTGGATGATGAAAGTATATAAAGCGGTGCATGAGAGAGAAAACAAGTGCAAGGAATTGCACAAAGAGATGAATATGAATGTAGGCCCGACCAGACTGGTCCAGCCGGATTTTTACCTGTTGGTCGATGTGGATGACCTGCAGAAACAGGTGAATACCTTGGAAAATGAAGTTCATCGCATGAAAAGAGTAGAAGCAAGGAGGAAATGGCGTTATGGAAGAAAAAATTATTAAGATATTAGAATTGGTTCAGACGAAAGACGATGGTACTGTTGAATTCTCGGAGGAATCAAAGAAGTTAATTCATGAAGTAGCTGAGAAATGCCGAATACTCCCTATTTACCAGCAAAACAAAGAAAAAGTAAATACGTACAAAGATGGAATGACAGCAAAGCAGGTATATATTGATATGTGTTTCAAAATTGTTAATGCTCCGACACAGATTCATATGATGATGGCACCTAAACTGATTCTTCCGGTAATTGATGATCTGTTGCAGGCGGAACTGAGCGAATCGGAGGAAGAAGTATGAGCCGGTTAAAAGACAGATTATTAAATTATCATATACAAGTGAAGAAATTCGCAGATGATGACCAGATGATTCTTGCGAACGATGTTTTAAGTATGATTGAACAATTGCAAGATGCTTTGAAGTGGTATGAAAAGCCTAAACTCACGAAAACCGAAAAGAGTTTTCTTGAGGCACTGGATCCTTCGTGGAGTTACATGCTGAGAAATGGAAAAGGGCAACTATATCTTGCCAGAAAAGTTGAGTCTATGTACGGAAGTAACTACAAATATTTGTATTTAGAGGGCATAACAAATGCAAAGTTTGATTTTGTTGAAGCAGAAGGCGAAAGCTGGTTTATTGACGATTTGAGAAAATTGGAGGTAAAAGATGAGGCTAATTGATGCAGATGCTCTGGTAAACCATCTTGAAGAAGTAATAAAAAAGCAAAATGGGAAAAGTGTTGATTTGGTACCAATAGGCGAATTGCTGACATTTATTGCGAGAGAGCCGACGATAAATGATTGGATTCCGGTCAGAGAAAGATTACCGAAGGAAAGAGATTCTATGTTTGCGAAGTTCAAAGGAACGAGCAAATGGAAAAAGGGAATGTTTGAGAAGGTTTCCCGAAATGTGATTGTTACCGTCAAATATGATAATGGAGAATGTCGCACTAATGTTGCTCACACAGTAGATGGAAGGTGGAAACTGGAAATTCGGATTCTGAATGCAGAAGTCATAGCGTGGAAAGAAATGCCAGAACCGTACAAGGAGGACAAAAATGTATAAAGCATGTGGTCTTGTATGTAAGGTTGAAGATTTTAAGCCCGCAAGTAATAATTTTAGATCTGAATTTATCGGAAAAGATCAAAGCGGTCGCAAGCAATACCGGGGAATAAGCTTCAAGAAAACGCAATTTGGGAGTATCGAAGATATTAACTACTATCCATTGATGAAAGAGTTTATTGAAATTGCCGGAAAATCGGAATTGTTGAAGACAGTTAAAGATTACTGCAGAGAACACTGTGCGTGGCTAAAGACAGAGAATGATATAGAAAATCATGCCATTGATTGTCTACTGTCAAAAGCATACGAATACTGGAAGGATTTTCCGAAACAGATGCCAGAACCGGACAAATGGATTTTCTATTTTAAAAGCATAAAAATGCTTGAAAGAAATTTATGAGCCGGGATGATTACGCTTTTCCTTGTGCCGGCTGTCTTTGCGACCATTGTGCGAACAATTTGTATAGTTCAGACCAAATGGCGGGAGAAGCAAAGATATTTTGCTATGTTTGCGAGGAATGTCGATACTATGATGGGGACTTAAAAAATAAAGATATGAGATGCAAGCAGTGCGAAAATTATATCGTAACAAATGAACATGCTGAACGTTTGAGAAAAAAGATAAAGGTGGTAAAGAAATGAGGAAGATTAAGGAGAAACGCATGCAGAGTTATGTCCTTAGAGCTAGAAAAATGGTCCAAGAAGGAAAAAACAAAGAAGGGGCAGAAATGCTTAGTGAAGGCTTGAACTATTACAGTAAAAATATCATTAAAGCTCTTACGCCATATGCAACAGCAGACGCCGGAATTATTTCTATGGTCCTGCGCAACTTGGCAGATGGTATCGAAAAGGATAATCCAGGAGCAAAAGAACTTCGCATGTGGGCAGAAAACAACACTGTAAAACCTGAGCTGAAGGAAACGATTAAGATCAAGAAACCAAATCTGAAGTAGCAAAGCAGAACTTGCAGAAGAATGTGAGGTATAAAATGACAAGATCTGAAATAACCAAATTCCTCGGAAAATTACTTACAGATACTCGCCTCGGAGGGGCTGGCTCGCACTGGGCCAGCGAGGTTAGTATTGATCCATGGACACCGAAGGCAAGGCGGGTGGACTACATGGAATTTTCTCCGGCGAATCAATGCTCTGTGTCAGGAATAGAAAAAGGCATATTCACCTGCTATGAAATCAAGAGCTGCAAAGAGGATGTTTATAGCGGTAATGGTTTGAATTTCTTCGGGGAAAAGAATTACATTGTAACTACGATGGCGTGTTACAAAGACATTCTGCCAGATTTCCGGAGTGGCAAATTTGCTAATTACATGAGTGAAAAGCACCCGGATTCATCAACTTATTACGGCATTATGGTTGCTATTCCGTTTTGGGGAGAAGCAACGGAAGAATTCAATGATCCTACACCATTAAGCGAGGATAGAAACTGGAAGTTGGAAATTGTATTGCCTTGCAGGCAGGGGATAAGAACGAAGTCTATGACAGAATTACTGTTCTGCATGCTGCGGAGCGGGCGTTGAGAGGAGGAATTAAGATGGCAATATTTCATAAAACATTGCAGTATCATGAAGATACAACGGAGAAAAGAGATATTTCGCAGGAAGATATAGAATTTCTGAAGAGATTACAGCTTGAGATGAATACTCAGGACACAACAGGAACAGCGGATCCTCGCTTCTGGGTTATTAAAGGCAGTGAGAGTGTGATCAATAATGAGGATCCGGACGAGCTGTGCTTGCAAGTAGATGGAAGCACAGTTACAAGT